CATCGCAGGGGTGCTGCTCTCTTGGTTGCAGAAGTACCCCAAGGCCCGCATTTGTGGCCATCGGGACTTTCCAGGGGTGAACAAAGCCTGCCCGCAGTTCAATGCGGAGAAAGAGTACGGTTACCTTTACTTGACCGCCTCCGATACGCAGGAGGGCTAATACAACCTATCCGCAGGCGTGAAGGTGGCGTGCAATTGCAGTTCGGGACCTTTGTTATCCTTGCTTGCGTTCCTGCTGGTTTCAAGTTTCATCCAATATCCACCCAAAGGCTTCGGGCCTCGTCCTCGTTCAGTATGAAAGCCCATATAACCTCCGTCCCATTCCTCTTTGTAAGTCGCCGTACGCAGTTGGTGAATAGGTTTTTGAAGGAGCGTTTTGGTTGAGCGGTCATAGCGGTGAATCATGTTTTGGTGGTAGTAGAGTTCGTGGACATGGCCCATCCAAGTGAGGTCGTAGCCTTCGGTGGATGCGAGTAGGCGTTGGTCATGAATTACTCCACGGCTGACGGGACCACCCCCACCTGCCCCATGAAAATAATGCACTACGAAGTTGACCCCACGGATTGCATCGTGCAGTACTCGGATGTCTATCGTGCCGCCGTAGCCGCCGACCTCAACTGCTGACCCTGTGGCGTAGTTCAAGGTGCTGGCAAAGCGTTGCAGGATGTCGGTTTCTTGGTGGTGGATGATGGAGGTTTCGTGGTTGCCATATCCAACCAGCAGCAGGTTCTTGGCGTAGGGGCTGAACCACTCGACCGCTGTGTTGACGATGGAGTCCAGGTACCTGGCGTTGTTGTGTTCTTCACGGATGTCTTCCTTGCTCCGTCGGGGGTCGCCCTTGCCCTGCATCAAACAAAAAAAGTCACCATTGACGATGACTCCTGCGTTGCGCCGTTGGGCTTCCTTTAGGTGGTTGGTCAGCAGCCCCCTATCACAATGTGGGTTGTCCCAATGCAGGTCGCTGATGAGTAAGAACTCCTGCCCCGATTGGCAGGTGACTTCGTGGATGTTTCGGGTGTGCTTAGTGGTTGGTAGAATCATCGCTGAGATTTAAGCGTTGCGTTCTCGGCTTCAAGTTGCTGGATGGTGTTCTCCAACGACTCTATCCGCTCTCGCAAACTTACAATCTCATTGCGTAATTCGGTTAATTCTTTCTTTTGAGCCTCAGCGGTTTCCTGCCACATAGCCAGCACCGCTTGGGCTTGCTTGACTTGGAGGGAGTCCGCAGTAAAGCGACCCCGTGTCAGCCAAGCAACTGCACCGCCAACGATTGCGCTGATGGTGCCGATGATAGTGGTTTCAATTAAGTTCACCCGTGCTTACTTGCTTGGTTCGCCCTTTGATTTATCCAACGCCATCCAACCGACTGAAAGCAAGGTCAATACCGAGCCAATGATTTCGGTAAGGGTAGCGGTGTCAATGATACCTTTGGCGACGAGTGTGCCACCGATGAAGGTGAGCAAGTGACGGAGCAGAGCGATGACGGCTGATTTCATAAGTGGTAATTTGGGTTGGTCGGGGTTGTCTTGGCGGCGGCGAAATAGGCGCATATAGGGAAATGTTTTTATTTGGAAGGTGTTGCAAATTCTTGATAATCCTTCGTGTATTGTTCTTCCCAACCGCTGAACGAGTGAACGCCACAGGGTTCGGGCCACACCACAAATGCGGCGAGGTCTTTGGGGCAGGTGTCGTTGAATAGGATGTCCACCGCAAATTCAGGGCGGCTCTTGATGCAGTTTCCTTCCGCATCGGTAGCGGCGCAGATGTGTCCGAGCGGCACGGCGAAGTCCAGCGGTTGCAGGTCTTGCAGCAACTTGTCAGCGGTGGCCCCGTCGGGGAAGGCGAACTTGCGGAAGGTGGGCATTACAATGTGGTCAGCGTTGCGAGTTCTGCGTCGGTGAGGCGGGTGTTATACAAGGCCACGGCACGGATGCGGGATGGTTTAATGCCGCTAAAAAATGCGGAACTTTTATCTACACCAAGGTAATTTAATGCCGCCCCAAATGTGATTGCCGTAGTGTTGAGCGTTCCGACCCGTGAACCGTTGAGGTACATTGTGGAATCCCCACTTTTGTAGGCGATGGCGATTTTAACCGTTCCCGTGACACCGCTTGCCGATGTAAAAATAATGCTTGTAGAACTATGGTAAATCCTTCCAAGGTAGGAGTTGTTTGCGTTCTTGTATACTGTGATTGCATTTGCTGCCGAACGATTGATGTTGAACACATCATCCTCTCCGTTATTGGATTCGCACTCAATATAAAGCACACCCTCCGTCTGCCCGATGGACCCGCTGACCGCTCCGCTCACGGATACCACATCTGCGCTTCGGCTACCCGTGCCTGCGGTGGTGGGGATGTAGGAAGTGGCTACGGAGCCTGTTTCAAGTTGTGCGCCCCAGCCGTAAAGAATATCACCCGTCACGCCTGCGAATGATTGCGCCCTTGTATTACCGCTTGCGTTTACGAGTACAGGGAGAACGCCAATACCACTTCCCGCAGCGTTACAAGTAGCCGTAAAACTGCACCGATACCAACCGTTTCCGTAGTTTTCAATGCGGGCGGCTCGGTTAGTGTCTGCACTTGTACCGCTGACAACTGCAACGGTTCCAAGTTGCAAATCAAAGTTAGCGTATCCGTTTTGCGTAAATTGACCGCCCCCCGTATAAGTCAGTTGCACATACCGCCCTGCTACGCCCGTGCCTTGTTTGAAGAAAGCCGACTGCGTGTAAATCGTGCCGCTTATGTATGTGTTTTGAGTTGATGAATTGGAATATAAACCGTGAAAAACATTCGCACTCGTTGGGCTTAATGCGTTAGCCGTGAATGTACCATCGGGGGCAAGAAAAGCCGATGTTGAACCTGTCACACGGGTAACTGCATCCAATGTCCAATTATTGCCGCTCGCCCATGTTTCACTATGAAACGCCAAGTTCGTCCCCGCAGGCTCCACAAGGAGCGCAGGACAACCAGTCACGCCGCCGCTTGTGTAGTAGTCCAAGCGGGGGATGCCCGATGCCACGGATGCGACCAAGCCAGCAGAATCAAACCGCCGTGCCGCCGTGTTGCGGGTAACGGTGAAATCTCCCGCACCGCTTGTGGGGATTTGGGAATACAACTTGCCCGTCTTGAATCGGGCGGGAACGATTAATAGTGAAGGCGTTGGCATATTAGAAGTTGAATATTACGGCGAATCGGGCTTGCAGGCAACCGCTGACGGCGGCTTCTGCCGCTGCTGCACCGTCGGTCGTAGCCCTGTCGTTGAAGGCAGTCCAAGCGGTCAAGGCAGGGTTGCTGCCAAACTGCATTGAACGAGGGTAGCCGTAGCCGTAGCCTATAAACATCGCTTACAGGAATGTATATCCGATGACGCTACCGACGCTTGGAGTGACGGCCGTAATCTTCCCGCCGTTCCTGCCTGAAATAACTATCCCAGCGGACACGGACTTGCCGCTCAAAGCGTAAGCGGTTAGCAGGTCTTCGCCACCTGTACCCGTGAGGGTCGTAAAGGTAGCGGCGGCATTCACCACGATGAAGTCAAAGTTTTGGCCCGATACCGCAGCGTCCACGAATCGCATGGAACCGCCCTGACCGAGCATTTGTTGTAAGATTGGAGTTGGCATATTTCTGCTTTAGGGTAAATGTATCTTAGGAAGGAATTTCACAAACGGAGTGTGAGTAGGGCAGTTGGAATGACATCGTAGCCACCCATCCCGCTGTGCGGTCGTCACGGCTCTCTACAAAGCGAGTAAGCGACACGGAGGTACTTAGCGTCCACTCTTGCGTTGGGTCGTTTGTAAGGGCTGAAATGAAGTCCTGTGCGATTTGCAGTTGGTCGCTCAAAACCTCGTCTTCGTTGTCCTGCCAGCCCAGCGTTGGACTGCCCGAAACCACGCCACCCATCGTGGCAATGGATTCAACTCGGTCGCTAAAATAGACACCCACAGTAAGAGCCAAAGTCCCTGCATCCGTAGTCGCTGACTGCACATCCGCAAACACCAACGGATAGACGATTCGCTCACGGCTTGGGGTGCGAAGGTTGATGGTGTTGTCCGTTCCGATTGCAAGCGGGTCCCCCGTCCCGAACGAGTTTACCTGCGGGTGAGCATTTGCAAGCGCAAGGAGTGCCTGCTTGATTTTTATCCATGACATAAGCCTGTAATTTCAGAATATTTTTTGAGTGCGCTCCCATAGGGTTCAACAGTTATTGCAGTAGGGGTCGTAGCCGTAAGGCCAAGGGCGGTCCAGTCCAGCACCACGGCGCAGGGTTCTTGCATCCAAGGCCATCCCCGTGTTGTAGTTGGTGCCGTTCGGGTAAATAGTATCAAGAGCCGATGGCGGGGAGTTGAACAAGGGATAGTCGGTGCGGTTCTCCATCAGGTACCTGGTAATCCTCTCGGAATACCACTCGGCATCGTTCTTCACTTTATCCGTAAGCCTTGTAATCTCGTCCATGCTCATCTGCGAAGATTCCTCGCTGGTTCTGCGGACCATTCCCTTGTTCATGTACTTAAACGCCAAGACCATCGGTAATTCGTAATACAACCATTGCACCATAGCGGGTTGGATGTAATCTTCCAGCAGCGTGGTGTTGAGTGCCGTGGTCGTTCCGCTTACCACTTGCGTCACCATTTCCGAGTACAGGGCAGACCCAACGATAGGCTGAATCCGCATCTCCTGCACCTTCACGATGGTGGGCCGAATTTGGGTAAACGACACATTCTCGTTTATGACCGAGTTGTCCAGCAGGGTTTGTTCGCTGATAAAGAGTGCCTTCATGCCTTTGTGATTTTATTGCCCTTACGGATTACCAACTGCTGCTCCCATACATGGCGGCATTGGGGGCGATTCACTCCGCTGGCGGTATGGTACCAACCACCACGGCGATTCCAAACGCTATATCCCATGATATTGCTAATACCGTTGATGTCCTCCCTTGTGTAAACCTTGCCTTGGTCAGCCAGGTCCAGCATGACCTTGCAGAACTCACGGCTGGTCCGTTTGTCCTTGTTGCTGAACCCTGCGGCCCATGCGTATTTGTAGCGGACCTCAAGCACGGGTTCTGCGACCTCCTTGATGTTCTTGGGCAGGTTATGCTCTGCAATTTGGTCCACCGCTCTTGCAATGGGGTAGCGGTCCTTCGTAATCAAGTAGGCGACCCGCTTTGCGACCTTGGCCTTGCTCACTCCGAACTCCTTGGCCATTTCTTCCACGCTTGCGTCACGGTTCTTCTTGCGATACGCTTCAATCTTTTTGTCAAGTTCTTTCTCTTCCTCCCCAAGTTCAGCGAACGCTTGTCGCACTTGGTCGTCTAAGTCGGCATCAAACCGCATTGGCTTACTGTGCATGACAACATAGTCGTCTGCGTTGCTCCCAAACTTGCTTGCGACCACCTCCAAGACCTTGAATTCCTCGTCCCCCCATCCGTAGTCCTCGGTATCTTCTTCGCCCCATGTAGGCTCGCTGAACGCCTGCTCTTGCACTCCGAGCAGGGTGTTCACTTCTTCGGGGGTCAAACCGAATCCAGCGGATAGCATGGTGCGGGCCATCTCCAAGGTGATTTTTTCTTGGGCATAATGGCGGACGATACGCATGAGGTTTTGGTACTCACGGCCCGACAACTTCTTGATGTTGTCATTGCTCATCACCGCTGGTGTTTGCGGTTGCTCGTCGGGCTGGGGATTGGGTTCAACCACATCGGCGGG